AATTAATTAAAGATTTAGATTATCCTAATTTTACCTTATTTCAATTAGGTGATGATGAGTTTATGAAACGTTTTGAAGATGGTGTTCCTATTTACAGAGATAAAAAAGAATTAAGAAATAAATATGATTTAGTTCATTTTGATGGTCCACATAAAACTATTGATGTAATTAAAGAGGCTTTATTTTTTAGTGAAAGATCTCACCCAGGCACTGTATTTGTTTTTGATGATTATCCTAAGTTTGATATGGATGCTGTATTAAAAATAATAGTAAATCAATATGGTTTCATGTTACTTAAACAAGGTAAAAATAAAATTTCATTAAAAAGAAATTAATGGACTTAGATACAATATCACTCGTACAACACAAAGTTAAAAAAGCTTTAGCTCGATTGAAGGCACACGCTATATATGGTGTTGACACCATGGAGAAACTACAATATGTTAGGGGTCAAATCAGATCTTTAGAAGATCTGCAACAGGATCTTAAAGACCTGCTGACAACAACGGAGTATGAAGATGAACAAGTCCACGGAGACACCGAAACGGACTGAGGCACTTCTCGATGCCTACAAGGCTAAAGATGAAGTAGAAACAGTCCTGGATCCTAAAGCGATCGACAAATCAACATTAGATAAATTACCAACACCAACTGGATATAGAATTTTAGTCTTGCCTTATGCAGGGCCTAAAAAAACTAAAGGTGGTCTTTGGTTATCTGATACAACACAAGAAACAATACAAATGACTACAGTGTGTGGTCTAGTATTAAAAATGGGAGATCTTTGTTATATTGATAAAGAAAAATTTCCTAAAGGGCCTTGGTGTAAACTAAATGAATGGATTATTTTTAGTAGGTACGCGGGTTCAAGATTCAAAATAGACGGAGGAGAAGTAAGAGTATTAAATGATGATGAAGTCATTTCTAAAATAAACAACCCCAACGATATTTTGCACCATTATTAAGGAGGACTAAATGGCAGAAGAAATAAAAACAAATGAAGTTGAAATTGACACAGATGGTGTCAATGATCAAACAATAGAAGTTGAAACACCAAAAGATGTTGACGAAGCTTTTCAAAAAAAAGAAGAAGTTGATCTTGGTTATACTGATGTAACTGGTGATAAAACTGCTAAAGAGCTTTTAAAAGAAGCTAAAGAAGAAGAGAAAAAAGAAGAATCTAAATTTGAACAAAAAGAAGAAGAGGAAGACACAGGTCTTCAAGACTATTCTGAAAAAGTTCAAAAAAGAATAAAAAGATTAACTTTTCAAGCTAAAGAAGCAGAACGTAGAGAACGTGCTGCAATTGAATATGCTAAAGGTTTAAAAAGTCAGTACGAAAATTCTGAAAAGAAATTTCAAGAAACTGATACTAATTACCTTAAAGAATACAATGCTAGAATTGATTCAGAAAGAGACAAAGCTAAGTCTGAGTTAAAAGTCGCATTAGATTCACAAGACGCAGAACAAATTATGGAAGCTCAGGACAAGCTGACAAAATTAGCTGTTGAAAAGGAAAAAGTTTCTATGACTCTTGCAGATAAAGAGTCTAAGAATAAAGAAGTAGAATCACAACCTGCTGAACAAGCTCGAGAACAAGCTCCAGCACCACAAATTAGCACAAGGGCTCAAGAATGGGCTACTGATAATGAATGGTTTGGATCTGACAGAGTATTAACTTCTGCTGCTATGGGAATACATGAAGACCTGTTGCAGGAGGGAATTGACGCGGAGACTGATGCCTATTATAATCAAATCAACAAACGTATGAAGGAGTATTTCCCTCAGAAATTTGCCGAATCTTCTACTGAAGAAAAAACAAAAGCTGCACCCGTCCAAAACGTAGCTTCTGTTAGCAGAAGATCAGGTGGACGCAAGTCTGTGAAACTCACCAAATCGCAGGTAGTTATCGCTAAGAAATTAGGGGTGCCACTAGAGGAATACGCAAAATACGTGAAGGAAGGAGCCTAACATGGAAAATAAAATAAAAACTTCACGCGAGTCTGAATCTAGAACTAAACTTTCTAGAAAGAAAGATTGGACTCCACCATCCAGTTTGGATGCGCCAGCTGCACCGCAAGGTTACGCACACAGATGGATAAGAACTTCTACTAACGGTTTTGAAGATCCAGGTAATGTATCTAAAAAATTAAGAGAAGGATGGGAATTTGTTAAAGCCGAAACCATTATAAGTGAGATCGGTGAACATGATTTTCCAGTTATTCACGAGGGTAAACATGCTGGTCTAATCGGAATTGGTGGCCTTGTGTTGGCAAGGATACCGGAGGAGATATTGAAAAGTCGTGCTGAGTATTTTAAAAAAATTACTCAAGACAGAACAGACGCGATAGATCGAGATCTTATGAAGGAGCAACACCCGGACATGCCGATCAATATTGATAGGCAGTCTAGAGTTACCTTTGGTGGTAGTCGTAAAAAATAATTTTTTTGCATTACCTACCGTAGTTAGCTTGGATAATATAAACATAATAGGAGAAAACAACTATGGCAAACGTAAGTGAAAAGTTCGGTCTAAGACCGTACAGAAAACTAGACGGTACACCATTAGTGGGTGCTCAAAACAGATACACGATTGCTAGTAACTACGGAACTGCAATTTACCAAGGTGACCTGGTTCAACCAGTAACTGGCGGTAACATTGAAGTACATGCTGCTAACACATCAGAAGCTGTTGTGGGCGTTTTTAACGGATGTTTTTATACAGATCCAACTACTCAAAAGCCAACTTACTCGAACTACTATCCTGGTTCAATCGTAGCAAGCGACATTACAGCGTTTGTTGTTGACGATCCAGATGCAGTATTTCTTGTAGACGCAGATGCGACTTTTGCTAGAGCGGATTTGTTTCAGAACTATTCTGTTACAAACACTACAGGTGTAACACAGACAGGAATATCAAAAGCACAACTAGATGTATCAGTTTCAGGTACAGCGACTACTTTCGCAATACAAGCGATCGACATTTCGCAAGACCCTGACAACTCAGACACTGGTTCTGCCAATGCTAATATTCTTGTTAGAATCAACAATCACTTCTATAGAAGTGGCACAGGCCTATAATAGAATAAGGAGATAAACTATGGCAATATCACGAGCACAACTAGTCAAAGAACTAGAGCCAGGTTTGAATGCATTATTCGGCCTGGAATATAGTAGATATGAAAATCAGCATGCTGAAATTTTTTCTACTGAAACATCTGACAGAGCTTTCGAAGAGGAAGTAATGTTAAGCGGTTTCGCTTCTGCACCAACTAAACAAGAAGGTGCTGGAGTAGTGTTTGATCAAGCAGGTGAAACTTTCACAGCAAGATACAATCACGAAACAATCGCGTTAGCATTCTCAATCACTGAGGAAGCAATCGAAGATAACCTATACGATAGACTTGCGGGCAGATACACAAGAGCTCTTGCAAGATCTATGGCAAACACGAAGCAAACTAAAGCTGCAAATGTTTTAAACAATGCGCAAGTAGCTGCAGTAACTGGTGGAGACGGAGTATCATTAATTAATGCTTCACACCCATTAGCTACAGGCGGAACTTTCTCAAATGTTTTAGCAGTAGCTGCAGACCTTAATGAAACTTCGTTAGAGCAGTCATTAATTGACATTGCTGGCTTTGTCGATGAAAGAGGCTTAAAAATTGCTTCTTCTGGTAGAAAAATGATAATTCCAAAAGAATTACAATTTACTGCTGAAAGAATCATGAAGTCGCCAATGAGAGTTGGAACTGCCGACAATGACATCAACGCAATTAACAACATGGGAATGGTACCAGAAGGTTATTCAGTTAATAACTTTTTAACTGATACTGATTCATTCTTCTTGTTGACTGATGTGCCTAATGGACTGAAAATGTTCGTTAGATCACCAATCAAAACTGCGATGGAAGGTGACTTCGATACTGGTAACATGAGATTTAAAGCTAGAGAAAGATACTCTTTTGGATTTTCTGATCCAAGATGTGTTTTTGGTAACGGAAATTTACCAACTAGTTAATAGATACTAACAGTATATTAAAAGGGGCTTTCGAGCCCCTTTTTTTTGTGTATAATAAAAACACCTAGAATTAATAATTATTTTGTAGACTGGCTAGGCAGACGGTATAGAGACTACAAAGTTTAACCGCTATACAA